GCTCTAGTGGGTCTTTTGGTTGTTGCATCCAAAAATTCTGCCTGTGGATAAGGATTATTCTGATTTGAACTCCATATTCCGCCAGCCATTAATTTTCCCCTTCTTCTGCTTTTAAGTTAGCTGATATTATAACTGCATTTACAGGGTCTGTAACTACAACCTCAAAAACTCTATCTCTAGCCCAACCTAATCTACGCCAAATAGCACGATTTTTAAACTTACCTAATTGACCAATATTAGACCAATGTTCTTTTGACCATGTAGAACCGCCATCATTTGACCAACGAAGCATTGCTTTAGGGCTATTTGTGGGCGTATTGGCATTAATTTGATTAGCGTAACCTAAAATTTTATTATCTGTTGGCGCAATAGTTAAAAGACCTAACGGAACAATGGTATAAGGGCTACCAATAAAAGTGCCTTGTGTAGGTGATGAAAGGCCTGTTATGCCTACGCCTGGTTGAAATTGTATTTGTAATTCTTCTAAATATTGACGTTGTAAATCAGTCACAATATGTGGTGCGCGTCTTAATCTACGAATAGTTTGGCCATTATCAGTAAAATTAGTAGGGTCAAGCTGATAAATTTGACCATTTTGCCAATCGCCAACTAAAAATAAACCTTGAAATAATGCACCACAATTTGAACGATGTCTGTGATATATATTTTGATCGTCAACCCATAACCATTTATGCCACATTTGAGTAGATGTATCATAAACCCAAGTTAAATCAATTGTTGGGAAAGACACAACATAACATTCATGGCCTTCTAATTGATATGTATAAGCAACTGCGTCATCAATATATTGATCTAATAATGTTTGTTCAACTGCATGGGTTGATATTCTTTGTGGAATATAACCATTCATAGCTACAATTTCACCTTGACCTCTATTATTGCGAGATACATAAGCAAAGCTATTTCCTAGTCGAGCCATTGAGAATTTAGCTGCAATACCATGTTGTGTTGATGTGCCAGGAATACGTTGAAATGGGAAAGGAAAAGAACCTATATCTACCCATACTTCAGATGAAGCTTCACCAAGTAAATAAACCTCACGATGATCTACAATAATAGATACTAAATTATCAGGCGCACCATCTTTAGATGAAAAACTTAATGGATTTGTAATAGGGCTTAAAGCATTAGTTGAAGCCCATTTTTGAGTATTTGGATCATTGTAAACAAAATAATTATCTACAATATCTACAGTATCACCGCCTGTAAAAGCACCGTCTGTTGATGTAAATGTAGTAAAATTTAAAGCAAATAACGATTCGGAAGATACAGTTTGTGAGTTATTTACAACATAAGTTCCCATGCCACCTGAACCTGTGCCAAATGTAAGAGTTAATGTTAATCCTGTGCCTGATCCGCTTGTTGATGTAGATACATTATTTGTAGGAACTGTTGTATAAGAACCGGCGCTTGTAACAGTCAATCCTGTAACCGCACCTGAACCACCTACGCTTGAAACTGTATAAGTTGCCGGAGTTGTTCCATAAATACCGCCTAAAACGGTAATAGTGTCATTTAAATTGTATCCTGTGCCACCTGTGGCAATTGTATAACTTAATACTGTGCCTGAACCTAGAGCAGTAATAATAGTGTTTGCAGTAACACCAGCGCCTTGAATAGTTTGGCCTGGATATAATGTGCCTGTAACTGCTGTAACAGTTAAAGTTGTTCCTGAAATTGATCCTGTTAAAGTCGCTGCAACTGCAGCAGAATTCATAATTTCGCTGGGTTCAGTTTGAGAAATATTGACTTGATATGTTCCAATACCGCCTGTTGTGCCTGTTAATTGACTTAAAATTACAGTTTCAGATGTTAAACCTACGCCAAATAATGATTGATTAGGTGCTATTGTGCCTTTTTTAACTTGAGTAACAGTTAATGTAGTGCCTGATATAGAACCTACAAAATAAGCGCTAGAAGGATTAGAAATGCGCCATGTGTAACGATAAACACCATCTACAATATAAACATTTAAACCATTATCAGATATGCCTACACGACCTGTGCTTGAATTTAATTGACCTACCATTGTAGGCACTAAAGATGAAGTTAATACATATACATAAGGGCCAACAACAGCAACCATGTATTGACCGCCTGATACAGTTCGCATACCACGAACTTCTTGTTGGTTTTGAAATACAATTTTTGAAGTTAAGCCAGGTGTAGGATATAAAGCAACAACACCACGTTGACTAGGTTGTTTTAATGGATCAATTTCTGCTCTAAAATTAATACATTCTTGTGCGTCTTGATAAATCGAAGGCGCTTCATAACTTGGCCCAACAAAACCAAAATCCGCCATAATTTACCTTTATCTAAAGAATCCGCCAGTAAGAATCCATCCTGCATCTTTTTGTCTGCTTGATAATAGTGCGTCATTAAATCTTGCAGATTGAACAGGTTTCATATTATTGCGTTTAATAGTTGCTTTTCCTTGTGCTGCATAGGCTACAATCATAGATATTTGAGTTGGTGAAGCTTTGCCATACATAGGCATTAAACGTTCAGCTAAACACCAACGTAGTGCCATAGAATAGCCTTGTGGTAGATTTACATTGTCATTGATAGTTACAAATTTACTAAATAATGTGTCTGTAAATAAGTGCATTTCACCTTGAGCAGGATTAGGCCATACAAAAATGTTACCTAATGTTTCTGCAGGTTGATAATAAAGCGCTTTAGGCCATGGGCCATTTAAAGTCTTTAAACCAATCATGTTGTAATCGTCAACGTTTAATACAGCAACAGGATAATCTAAACCGCCATTAATAATAGGAACGCCATTAGAATTAGTGTTGATACGCACAAAACATGAATTAATATTAAGTGGTCTTTGATAATAAAGGCTAATAGTGTTTGAAGCTACGTTTTGGCTAATATTAAGTAAATATGTGCCTACTTCATTAACATTACCGCCTGCGCCTGTAAGCATTTGAGTAATTGTTGTTCCATAAGTAATACCTGCGCCACTTAATGTTTGACCAATTGCAACTGCACCTGAACTAATGGCTGTAACAGTTAATACGTTATTAGTAATAGAACCTGTAATAGTTGCGCCAATTTGACCGCCTGGGCCAATTGTGTATTGTGTTTGACCTGGAATAATAGGAAATATGATTTCTGTTTTATAATAAGTCATCATATCTTCGTTAGACCATTGATCCAACATATCATTAAGCATATCAAATGCGTCTTGAGCTTCTTCAGGCGTAGGAGTTTCACCTGATGCTAATGCACCAATGTCTTTTAATGCTCTTGATATGATGTCAATGGGTTGTGTCATAGATCACCTATGTTAATTTTTAATGGTTGCCAAGGTAATTGTTGTTTTTTAGTTTTTGCCAATACTGTAAGTTGTTTGTCTAAATTAGCTAAAATATGACATTCGCCATTAATTGTAGTTTCTTTTTCAATCCATTCAACAATATCTTCTTCCTTTACATTTTCTAAAGGTATATTTAATGTTTTATTACTAAACCACCAATTGCCTTCTGTTTCTACTAAATTTTGTTCATTTTTAGCAATAATATGATATTTGGCATGAGTAATAATTTCGCCATCAGTAGAAATTTCAGTTATTTTCCATTCATAGTTATTCATTATTCAGGAACTACAACCCAATTTTTAATAGATTCATCCCATGTGTATTGTTTACCATCTGTAGGATATGCTACAGGAGGAGTCCAAGTCCAATTAGGCGCTGAAATAGTCCAACTTGGGTATGGCTGTGGTGGGTAAAATACATCGTTAGCACGATCATAAGTATAACCAATACCAGCATAGTTGCCACGTAGCGCAATACCACCATCAGGAGTGTTTGAGTTTGGTGCGTAATGCACACCGCCTCTTGTGTTGTATGAAGTTTGAATCCACTCACCTGGAGTTGAATCTACATAAGTGTCAAAAAATTCTTTTTCAGCAACGATAACTTGTGTTACCTTACCATTTGTTACTTTTGCAAAATGACTCACGCTATTCTCCTCATTTGTTCTATGGATTGCAAATACCATAAAAATTCTTTAATTGTTTTATGTCTAATATATTCGTCACGTATTTCTTGTAAACTAGGAGGTGGAAGTTCGTTAGATTCATCCCATGATACTATTTCAAATGTTCCACCTGAAGCACTTAAACAATAAAGTGCGTTAGGGCGTAATGATTTCATAACAATATCAATGCCAAATTGAAATCCTTGTTCATTAGAAAATTCTTGAATAAGTTGTTCTATTGTCATCATGCTGTGTAAGTTCCTGAACCACTAGTCCATTTAATAATAGTGTTTGATCCGCTAGTGGTAATTGTAGGTGATCCTGTAGTTGTGCCAGAATAGTTTGCAGTTGGCACGGATAGTATAACTACGCCTGAACCGCCAGCACCACCAGCATAAGCTGGAGATAATCCAGCACCTGCACCACCACCACCACCTGTATTTACTGTGCCAGCTGTGCCAGCAGCATTAATTGTAGCTCCACCGCCTCCGCCTGATCCACCAGAACCGCCTGTACCAAGATTATAAGTTCCTCCACCACCGCCACCACCATATGTAGCAGGAGTACCAGTAATTGAGTTTGCAGTTCCAGCACCTCCAGCACCACCACCTGGAGCAGTACCTGTTGCTCCTACTGCACCAGAGCCACCTCCACCACCACCACCATAAGATGGCGCACCTGGATAACCAGCACCTCCAGCATTTCCTTGTCCTGGGGTTCCAGCACCACCTGGTCCTTGACCTGGAGCGCCACCACCACCACCACCTCCCGATCCTCCAGAACCTCCAGTTGCAGAAGGAGTACTAGGAAATACTGCACCACCTCCACCACCAACTGCAGTAGTTAATCCAGTAAATGTTGAACTAGACCCTTGAGTTCCTGATACAAGTCCAGCTGGAGCAGAAGCTCCTGCACCTACAGATGCCGTATAAACAGTACCTACAGATAATGTAGTTGTTCCTGTAAGAAATCCACCAGCGCCTCCTCCACCTGCTACAGCACCTGGTGAACTTCCACCTCCAGAACCTCCACCAGCTACCACCAAATAAGAAGCTGTGTAAAGTTGACTAGGAATTGTTCCAAGAAAACCTGAATATGAAATCCAACCTTGTGTTGAATCAATATAAACTAATGAAATAGATTGTCTTTTTGTTGATAATGTTGCGTTTAATGCAACACCATCTAATTTATTGCCATTAACAGCTACGGTGACATTGTTTGTTTGCCATGTTCCTGCATAGTCAGTTAATGTAATAACGTTACCTGCTGAAGGTGAAGCTGGAAGTGTAACTGTAATAGCGCCTGTTGTTGTATTTACAGGATAACCATTACCTGCTGTTGCACTAAAATTTGATGTTTGAACTGATTGCCATACAATTACCGCAGGAGATACATAAGATAATGATGATCCGTTTGAACTTAAATATGTTCCTGCTGAACCTACTGAAGTTAAACCTGTTCCGCCATTAGATGTGCCTAATGTGCCTGAAACGCCTGTTGTTAATGGTAATCCTGTGCAATTTGACAATAAACCTGAAGTTGGTGTGCCTAAAGCAGGAGTTACAAAAGTAGGCGAAGTTAATGTAGCGATTGTGTCAGTAACCGTAGGTAAAGTTAACGTATAACTAGACGCAGTATTAGGGCCTGAAACAGCTACCTGTCCGCCTAATGTCGCTTGAAAAACTAATTGTCCCATAATAAATTGTCCTTAAGGTGAAATAATGATTTGAGATACGGTCAACGCACCTGTCGATGGGTTGTATTTTAACTTACTTGAGCTAGTATTCATAGCTTGATTTCCTGTATTTGATGAAGAAATGACAGGATAATAAACAGCATTTGTGGTTGTATCAGCTACTGCCACGTTTGCTGCATTTGTTGCATTAGTAACCGCAGTTGTTCCTATTGCAGTAGTAATTTGGGCTGCTGTTGCAGTTGTTAAAGCGCCAGTTGTTGTTGTGCTATATACAAGACCTGTTGCATTTCCTGAAGTTCCAGCAGAATAATCTGTTCCTGCGGTGGCTGCACTTATTGCAGTTCCATTTCCTTTTAAAACGCCTGTAATAGATGTTGAAAGCGTAATAGCTGGAGTAGATGTTGCATTAGCTACTGTGCCTGCAAAACCATTAGCTGAAACTACTGAAACTGATGTAACTGTGCCTGTTCCGCTAACATTTTGCCATGCAGGTAATCCACTTACTACAGTTAATACTTGTCCTGATGTTCCAATGCCTAATCTTGTTCCTGCTCCACTTGTTCCACCATAAAGAATATCGCCTGCTGTTGTTAATGGTGAAAGAGCATTAAATCCTGCTGAAGCAGTTGTTTGACCTGTGCCACCATTACCAATAGCAACTGTGCCTGTGACATTGGCTGCATTTCCACTAATATTTCCTGATACATTTGACCCTGCTATAGAACCGCTAAATGTAGTTGCAGTTAATGTGCCTGTTGATGGATTGTATTGAAGTTTACTTGAACTTGTGTTTTCAGTTGTAATTGTGCCTGATGTAGCTGAAGTAAATGTAATGTAACGAGTCGCATTTGTTGTTGTATCGTCAGTAATTGTAATACCTGTTACAGGTGGATTAGCCCATGTAGGAACGCCACCTGCTAGGGTTAAAATTTGTGTATTTGAACCTGCAGCCAAGAATGTAGTAGCGCCTGATCCTGTTTGATAAGGCAATGATCCGTTAGCGCCACCTGCTAAATTAGTTGCAGTTGTAGCTGTTGTGGCACTTGTTGCACTTGTAGCTGTTGCTGCATTACCGCCAATAGATAAGCTAGACGCTGTGCCTGTTAGGCCTGTTCCTGCACCACTAAAGCTAGTTGATGTAAATACGCCTGTTGATGGGTTATATTGTAATTTTGTAGAACTTGTGTATTCAGTAGATAATGAACCTGAAGTTTGATTAGCAAATAATGGGTATCTAGTTCCATTGGTTGTAGTATCGTCAGTTACACTTGCATAGCTTACAGGTGTAGCCCATGTAGGTG